CTCTTCATTGGTTTTACATTACTCATATATATTACCTCTTTATTGTACTACTTCAACTGTTAGATACGTTGGTGTATATTGCCCTCCGCTTATCTTATCCGTTGTTAATACAAAGTAAGCTAATGTGATTAAGTCTCCTTGCTCTACATCTATTAACACTGGTGTATTGTTGATAGTTATTTCATGCCCTGCTTTAATTGATGTGCTATCAGTCCAACACATTGTAGTTCCATTCTTTAATATCCTTGAATGTTTGTTTCCTGTTGTATTGCTTATTACCTTTAGATTACTACTAACTAATACTTTAGATACTCCTGAACCAATCAATACTCCATTATTGCTTAACGATAATTTATCACCTATTTTGTTATATAGTATCATTGGAACGTTCTTATATGTTCCTCCGCTTTCCTCATTGAAACTATCCTCTAATTTAATTGTGATAATATCTTTTGCGTTTATCGTGTCTATCATTTCTTTTAACACTCTACCTTGGTTTGCACTTAATGCGTCCGTTGTGCTATCACTCGTTAAATCATCAATAACACCTACTAATGCTCTATTGTCCATAATCTCGTATCCTCCTTTATATTTTATTTTCGATATATGCACTATGGAACTAACAACTTATTATTAGTTCCGTACTACATACATTATTCTTTTTGATATGAAGTAAAGTAATCTCTTATATACTTTTCATACTCTTCTTTATTTCGTCCGTTAGGGTTGTCATATAGCCTTTCTAAACATACTCTCATATCTTCTTTAATGTGTATGACTTCATCTATTCCTAAACGATCAATTAATCTTTTACGCTCCATAACTCTAGGCATGGTTACAATTACATAAGCATTAAACCACATACCGCTTCTCATTTTGATAATATCCATCATAGACTCTCTCAATGCAAATACAGGCTCTTTAAGTCTATTAGGCTTAATGTACTTTGGATTAATAGAAATCATTTGCCATATCTTATCCATGTCAAGAATAATATCATCTTTAGTTGCTACATTCTCAACCCATGTAGATTTACCGCTACAAGGTGAACCATGTACTAATATGACTTTCTTTTTATAATTTCCAAAGCGCCTATGTATTTCATTATGTGTCTTAAATGAGACAATCATAATGTTATCAGGATTTAAACTAATAGATACATCATTAACATTCTCTAAAGTCAATTCTACTTTGTGATGTAAAATAATATCATACTCTTTATAGATTGGCTTTCCTGTTACCTCGTCTATTGTTTCCCCAAATTCATTTAAGCGGTCATGTATAACTTTCTTTCTAAATGCTTCCCATTCTTTAGTTTTATAGAAATCACTTAAATTAGTAATATACTTCATTGTTCCTCCTAGATAGGATAAGTTACACAAAAGGCAATCCATGACGGCATAGTAGTTAAATTACTTCCTAGCTTGATAGTTCCATCAACATTTACTTCAAAGCCACATGGTCTCATACTTGCCCCCATTGCTCCACCTCTTGTTGTTTTTTGAGGTCTATATTTGCTTGGTAATAAGTCTTTATTAACAGTTACATAACTACCACTTGCAAATGTTCCTGTTGCCCCACCTCTAATAGTTACCATATTATTTTTACATCTATATTGTAATTGTGTAGCTGTACCAGCACTATAACCACTTACATAAGCTAGATTAATCCAACCTGTATCATCTAAATCTTGATATGTTGTATCAGTAATTGAATATCTAACCGCCTTTGTTGTATCAATAATAGTTGCATATGATAATGAACTACCTTTTTCAATAATCACATATGCGAATGGGTCAACCCCACTAATTCCACTTTGATTAGAGTTATATTTGAAATAGCCATAAATCTTATATAAACCGCTTTCTAAACTTCTTAAAATAATTGGATTGTTTACATCTAAACTTTCCTTATAAACTAATAAATTTTCTAATTGTTCATCAATATCACTAATAACATATACTTCATTCGCTTTCAGTGAACTACTAGCTTTAGCACTTTTGTATTGTGCTAAAGTTAGCTTGTTTACTGTAATACCGTTTAATGTTTGAGTCATTACCAAATTTTAGTAATCGCTGTTGGTACTGTGATATTGACTGCTTTATTAGAAATTGTTTGAGCCACTCCATTTACTTTTACAGCTTCTAATACGTTAGCTTGTGCATTTGATGGAGCGTGTGTTGATTGTGAATGTGTATAAGCACTATCATAATGTGCTTTTAATGTATCAGTTAAATCATTTGTAACTGTTGGAATTTCACTCTTTAAAGCATAATTAGATAAATCAATAGTAGTATCACCAATCTTTTCCCATTTGTTATTAACATATAAATATTCATCATAAGCGTTATTTGTTTGGCTAGTTGATTTAGGTACTAAATAAATTGTAGTTGCACTAATACCACTTGTTGGTAATGTTTGTACTACCGCTACATTCATAGAAGTAATACCATTGATCAAATCGTTTACTTCGGTTTTTGTATAAGTATTTGTTTTAGTATAATAATTTGTTAAGTTATTTACTGAACTAGTAACAAAATTAACATCATTAGTTAATTCACTTAATTTAGTTGGGTTTACTTGCGCTCCTGCTTCAATACCATTTAATTTAGTTTTTTCATCACTTGTAAATACTTCATCATCCGTAAAAATCCATACTTCTTGTTCTTGCATTGTTGTTGTGATTGTACCATCAGCAACCTTTTCATCATATAAAGCTTTTGAAATCTTATTAATTTTAACTTGGTTTAATTCTTGTGACATTGTTATATCCTCCTACCATACTTTTTCTTACTACCGTTTTACTACCATACTACTACCATATTTTTGTAACATAACTTGACAAGTCAACTTGACTTGCTTCTAATTCTTCAACTCGTGAAGTTACTTCTTCAATCATTTCTCTTAATTGTCTACCCATATTTGCTGTTAATCCCATTTCAGTAGATGTACTATATAAATCATCAACAAACATAATAATTACCTCCTTAAATAGCTAATACTTTAGCTATGAGTTTATTAACGTCTTTCCAAACATCAACAGTATAATATTTATTTGCTTGAGGTGTAAATTTACTATTTGAAACATCATCACCAACCCAAACTATATTACCATTAAAAACTAATTCAGTTGCTGTACTTCCACTATTAAAGACTATTTGAGCATTATAACCAGCTTCAATATCAGTTGGTAAATTAACTGTTAGCTTTTTAAGGCCTTTTGTATATTGAAAGCTATTTCTATCATTTAATTGAATTGTTACGCTTGTAGAATATGTATTTTCTACAACTTTCATTTCCTTTTGTAAATCGTTCAATGATAAGAAATTCCTTTCATATGATGTATCAGTAGTTTTTATATATTGAATTTGATTGTTGAAAGGGAAAATCATTTGTATATATGATGTGCTATCATTTCTTGTTACTATCGTGAATACATCCATTGCAACCATAGGAACATCAATACCCTTATAAGGTGTAAAGTATCCTGTTAAGATATATAACCCTGTTTCTAAATCTCTTAAAGGGTATTTATTAGAACTATCACCGCTTACTATTCTTGTGATAGGCTTGTTAGCTAAATCATTATAATCACTCGCTCCACCTTGTACCTCTTTATAAGTTCCATCATCAGCAAGGTATTTATTACCCTCGCCATCTTTTTGAATAATATTAACTCTATCCATAACATAAGAAAAGAAATCATCATTTTCTTGTGCTACTTCATTACTAGCGTTAATACTATCAAGAACATCAAAATCAATAGCGTATGATTTCCAAACATAATCATCTTTTCTTAATACAATTTCCATTCTTAAATTGCCTATTTGATCTAACAAGCTATTAGGCATTTTGTATTCAACATAATAATTATTATCTTCATCATTTACTATTTGAAGAGGTTGAGTCATGAATTTAGAACAATCTTCTTTCTTAAACTCTAGGTATACATCATTTTCAACCATATCACCATGTAATAGGATTTTTAATATAGTTGCTTCATTTTCAAATGTTTTACCTATTGTTTTTTGAGTTGTTTCAACACTCCTATTTTCATAAGCATTAACTAGAATATACATTGGTCTCACCTCTTTTCCTTGCTAAATATTTACGATCTTATTCTTCAACTTTAGCTTTTCTAGTTCTTTTTCTTTTTGGCTTTTCTTCTACAACTTCATCTAAATCTTCTTTAGGTTGTAAAATATCTTTATTTTCTTCTAAAGGTTCTTTAGGCTCTAATGGTTCTTTATCTTCCTCTTTTTCTTTTTGTTTTTCTTCTACAATATTACAAAAAGTTACACCATTGTATAATTCAGTTGTTAGCACTTTTGCTCTTACATCATCAACTTCAATAACTTCATCTTTCTTTACTAATCTTTTTAATAAAATATCGTTGTAATCAAAATTTGCTTTTACTTTCATTTTGTTTATCTCCCTTATTTTCTTGTTTTTTTAATTTATAAATGTTATCCAGCGTACTCATATTTTTTAGCGCCTTTTTTGTTTTGTAAAACTATCATAACTTTAAAAGTAACTGGGTCACTTTGTGATACTTGAGTATCAAAGTGATATTCAACGATAATTTTATTACTACTATCTCTTAATTTAACTTCTAGTACATCAATGGTTTTAATATTCCCCTCATTAGTAGAAACAACAGGTTGTTTTTCAGTATATCGAATATGCCTATTTGGATCTTCAATCATTACACTTTTAACATAATAATCCGCTATATTACCAGCTTCAAAGTTTTCTAAATATTCTTGACCATAACCATATTCATCTTTCACTTCTATTTCAACAATGACAATATCACTCATTTTTTCATCCATTTCTTTTTTTGAATAAACTTCTTCTAAACACATATTTTCACAAATTGCATAATGCTTTGCCACTTTAAATCACCTCTTTAATTTACAGTTAAAATAATATTTTTGGTTGTGTAGCCACTAATTAAATATCTTTTCCAGCTAGAAGAACCACCTGTTGTCCAATTTGGCTTTATTCTCAAATACCCTTGTGATATTTGAGTTGCTATTGATTCGCTAGTATCTATATTTACAGGAACAACAGTATAAGAGCCTTTGCTTGTTTGACCATCATAAATAAGATTAAAATTACCGCCACCGCTTACTACAACTTTGCTAGGTTTACCATTTGCTTCATACCATTGGACAACATGAGGAATACACAAGATAATATACCCCTCACCATCAGTATATCCGCTAAAGTTTTCACCAATATTTAATGTATTGCTAACACCACCGCCACTACTATGACTATCAATATATTCTTTTATTTTTTTCCATAAATATTGAACACCTGTTTTATCTAAATAACTTGCCATATTGTTTTTTCTCCTATACACAAATTGTATCTAATTCGCTGTTTGAAATTGATGTGATTGTAAAAATACCACCTAATGAGTCCCAATTGCTACCATTCCATGCTACGTTACAACCTGCTGGACCATATGAACTTGAAGCAACGATATTATATACATCTCCTGTTGTTTGTCCACTAGTTGGTAATGCACTTGCTGTATCTACTGAACCTTTATATTTGTATGTTCCTACAATATCAGCTTTTTTAGCGTATGGTGATAGATCAACAAAATCTGTTAAATCTTCATATAAACTATAGCTTGTACCGCCTGTACCTTTAAAAATAAATCCACTATCCTTAATTGCCATTTCATACATTAACGCATTAGCTAAATTTCCAGCTAATGTCATTGATTGATCGGCTATATTTTTAGCTCTATCAATTTCACCTTTTACAATTTTGTTTTGTACAGGGCTTGTAGATGTGTCACTTAATGTGTCATCTACAATTGTTTTATTTGCGCCATTTGCAATACCAGCTAATTTATTTTTTTCAGTTGTAGTATAGTCATTTGTTGATAAGCCTTTACCACTTTCTTTTGCTACAAATTTCCCTTTAATCTTTCCCCATAAATAAACTACTCCGTCTTTATCTAAATAATTTGCCATTTTTATTTTCTCCTTATATTAATAATTTTTCTAATTCCTCATTTGATATTGAGCCACTCGCTGTTTGTATTCTATCTTTTAAATCTTTATTAATAACGTGTTGTGTTTTATCTACACTTTCAAAGTTATCAATAACATCATTCGCACTAATAGGTAATTTAACACCACCATTTGCGGTTATCTTACCTGCTGTATCTACTTCTAAACCATCACCAACAATAACCGCTCCTAGCTTTTCTTTTGTTGCAATAGGTAATTCGAGTGGATTTACTTTTTTAACTGAAAAGTTATATTGATCGTTTGCATATTTACAAATTAAATCTTCGGTTGTGAACTCAACACAATTAAAGATTATATAATCACTATTACTTTCATTACTTAATAATCTTATTTTCATAACACCATTGCCATTGTAATAATCATTGCTTACTTGATATTTAATTTGATTATTTGCATTTAATTCTATAGCTTTTGATGTATGAACAATGTTATTAGTATCAGTAACTTCAACTCTATAATTTGTTTTTTGAACTAAAGAGGGAGTAAGGCATAAATATAATATGTTTGTATCATTCGCTGCACAATACATACCGCTATTTATTTTGTTTTGAAAATCTACGTTAATTATATTTTTCATATGCTATCACTCCCATTCTTTATCATTTGCCATTTGTTTTCTTAATTCTAATTCTTGGCGCTTTAATTCAATTTGTCTTTTATCTCTATACCAATTATCATCAAAATTTTGTAAGGCACTATTTATTGCCCCCACATCAGGAGGACAATATTTAGTTGTGATTTCAGTATGCTTTTTCTTATAACCCTCTTCATCTTCGGTTATGTATTGCTTCTTTTCTTCATAGTTGAAGCCTAAAGCACGTTTAACTAATGCGCTTTTAATCTCTACAACTAAATCTTGCCTTGCATTTTTTAAGACTTCTTTTAATTGTGAAAATTCGTTTTTGTACTTCTCCCATGTTGAAATTGAAATACCTAAAGATTTAGCAATATCAGCTTCATTTGCTCCATACCTAGCCATTTCTTCGATACGATCTAAATTTTCTTCAATAACATCTTTTTTGCTTTTTCTACCACGTTTAGCCATTACATTTTAGTTCCTTTAATTAACCATGACCAAGTATTAGCACCAACAACACCATCTTGTGTTAAATCTCTATTACGTTGGAAGACTTTAACAGCTTTATAAGTATTTGTACCAAAATCACCATCAAGTTCTAAATGAAAACCTACACTATTTAATCTTTCTTGAATTAATCTTGTGATGTTTCCTTTAGCACCTTTTCTAACTGTTGGATATGTAGAAAAGCCTTGTCTTTTGATTTCAGCATTTAATCTATTAACCCAATCATCATTAGATGAATTAATTGGTACAGTAACTGTATTTGCTCTTGCGTTACCACTTGTAACAATAACCGTATGCCCTTTTGTTTTAGTTACTAAAATATCACCATTGTATAGAACTGTTGAACCATCAACCGCTTTTTTACTTTCAAATAATCCACTAGCTTCTAATACACTAGCTTCATTTGATGTTGTGAAGTTGCCCACATCTTTTCCACAAGCTTGAATAATACAAGCACGTACTAAAGAAGAACAATCACATTCAGTTTTAACAGCAATCTTATTTAATGCTCCATACTTTTTAATTTGAGTAATTACTCCACCACGATTAGATTGATCATAACCAATATTATTGTTGTTACAAGCTTGTTGCATTGCACTCGCTAAAGCGTTAGCATGAGATACATTTTTAGCACGTAACACATACCATCCTTTAGAGTGTCTATAATAAGCTTGTGTAGAGACTTCTCTTCCTGTTTGGTCTCCTGCTTTACCTCCGCTATATTTACCTCTTTCATCTTGTCTTGCGCTTCCTATAATTAAAGACATTTTTTAACCCTCCTTTGTTGCTTTTATCATGATAATTATATCATAAATTTACTATTTGAATACTTTTAATGTTAATTATTTACAAAGCAAAAAAGACACCTTTTACAGTGTCTTAATTGCATTCGTGTCATTTTATACTAGAAAGGATTTAAAAATAAGAAAATTTGTTAAACCATACATTAGTACAAGCGCCTTTTATCTCTAAAAGGACACTAATATAATATCACATTTATTATAAAATTCAATCTATTTATAAAAAAAAGAACTCTCTTTGAGTTCTTAATTGCTATGGAGGTAAAGCTTCTTTAAAGCTTCCATCAAATTTTACCTTATGCCCCATTGTATTTAAACATTGAGCATTTACTTTTACTTTTTTTAAAAAAGATATTGCATCATATCCTTTTTCATAAAGGATTTCATAAAACTTTTTTTCTAATTGTTTGATAATTTCGTAACTAATATCCATTTTTCTTTTCCTCTATCTTTCTATTTAAGTTAGTGTTGTAAGTGTTATCGCTTCACTTTTTATTATGCGACTAACTTTTTTAAAGCTAATCTTGTTTTTCTTCTATAGGTTAGAAGTGTATTAATTTGTTCTCTAGTTTCAGCTTCATCAATTTCAATAGAAATTAATTTATCTAGGCTTTTCAACCCTCTATATTTAATGCTATCACTAGCATTTTGTAATTGATCAAGTCTTTCTTTAATTCCTTTATAATCCCACATTTTTCTTATCCTTTACCTTTCTTTTATTTATATTTTTATGCTACTACTAAACTTGTAGCTTTCATTTTTCTTTCTCTTACAATTCCATCTTGTAAACTCTTTAACATAACTGTAAATGTCTTTCCTGTTTTAGATTTGATCATTTCAACAACTTCACTTTGATAACCATAATTCCAAGTTATGATGTCACCTTTTTTTAAATCTTTAACTTCTTTCCCTTGTTTCTTTTCATAAATACCTTGTAATTTGATTTCTTTCATTTTTCTTATCTCCTTTACCTTACATCTATATTATATATGTATTACCTATAATTGTCAATATTTTACAATAATATTTTTTTATTTTTTTTCCAATAAAAAAAGAACCCATTTCTATGAGTTCTCAATATCATTTCTAATTAGCTGTTTAATATAACCATTTACATTATCAACACTTTCTAATTTATCGTATATATCCTTTTCGGTTTTTAAATTTACCTTTATAGGGTATATCTTTGTGTTTTTCTCGTTATATTTCTTTGACGCTTTTCTTTGTGCTTCCGTCACAATACCACTCCTTTTTGTTCATTCTAACATACTAAATTTATTATTTGAAGCATTAAGGTAATACCTATAATAATTCCTTTAGTTTTAACTCTAGCTTCTTAATATATAACTCAACTGTATCATGAGCGCTTTTACAACCTTTCATTGATTTTAGTTGTTCATAACGATCAATCAACTCTTTCATTATCTCCACTTTTTCCATTTCTTTTTTCTCTCCTCATAAACTCTTTATATTTTGTTTCTAAATAAATAATAATCATTAATGAGCCTATAACATATAACAATAGAATAGTTAATAAGATTTCCATTTTTAATATCCGTTTTTTAGTCTTTCATAATTGATTTTATTCTTATTTAGATATTCTTGATAGATTTCATCAAAAGAAAATTGTAAACACTTAGTTAATTGCAATAAAACTGTCAATTTATAATAACTATATGAAATATCACTGATCAAATGATCAAGTCTTTCTTTTTCTAATTCATCAAAGTGATTAATTGAAAATTCATATTTATTTAAAATTCTATCAATTACTTCATCTGTGCTTGAATATCTACGCTCCATTTCACTTGTCATAACAAAATGATAGACATCCACTAATTCTTCTAATACTCTTTTTCTATCTACAGGCTTTTGGCTCTTTTTCCACCAACACCATTCACCTTTCAATTCATGCGTTAGTTCACCTAATTCGTCAAAAATAGCTAATTCAAGTTTTTCTTCGGTCATTACTTTTTTACCGAACTCATTTAAAATGTTTTCGTTCAATGTTCTTTGCATTTGAAACATTTCTTTTAATTGTTCTTTAATTTCCATTGTTCTTTTCCTCTTTTTTGATAATTACATATTCTTTTTTATTGATTTCATCCACAATTACAGGAAAGTGTTTTCCTTTGCGTTTTTTAACTGTTAATGTCAAATTACTACTTCTTAATATGGTATTAATTAGATTGATAGCACTTTCTATTTCCTCTATACGTTCCATGTTATTTCTCCTATTCATAATAAAACATAGAGAAAGGGTATATACCTTTTATATTAATTATTTCAACTATATTCTCTTTTTTAATGCCTTTTTTATTCACAAAATCACACAATGCCAAAGCACTCTTAAAGTATTCATGCTTCAATTTCTTTAATTCCATTTTGTTTCTCCTCTTTTAACATTTCTTCTAATTTATTCATATCAAATCTATATAAATCATATTCACGGTCATGTAAACCTTTGTATTTTTCAGCACATAGAACTAATACACCTCTTTTAATATATTTCTTTGCCTTGTTTGTAGCTAATGATGGATTAGCATAATTCCATTCACTAAAATATTTTTGTGTAATAACAATATATACTTTACAGTTAAACATAACCCTATCTTTTTCAGTTATATCAAAATATCTATGTCCTATTTTTAATTTCATTTTCTTTTTCCTTATCCAATCTTCACGTATAGATCATCTTTCTTAACAACTCTATTTTTTAATTTCTTAATAGCTTCTTTTTCATTTTCTTGCTTTACAAGATAATAAGTTAGTTCTTCATTGAAGATACTTCTTAACTTGCAATAATTTAAGCTTTTGCTAATAAAATCTTGTGTACCTTTTTTACACACCCTAACAGCTATTTGACCTGTACTTTTATTTACTTCTCTTTGTAAAATACTATATGTTTGTTTCATAATTACTCTCCATCTTCTTTGCTTTCGCACACATGAAATACTAAATAGAAGAACACCCATAACCAATTATTAAAGTGACAAACTAAATATACTGTAGCTATAAGCATTGCTATATTTATTGTTACTATTGCTGTTTTAGTGTTCATTATCTTTTACCTCTAAATCATCACAATTTCTTTCCCAAGCAATCCAATTTTTATTTAGATTGTGTTTTTTACAATATTTTTCTTTTTTGCATTTTATACAATCACTATTTCTTGAAACGATTTCTCTTGCTTGTTTTTCAAACTCTTTTTTATTCATTATCTTTTACCTCTTTTCTTTCTCTTAACTACCGCTCTATGTGAAGTTACATAAACTACATAGTTTTTAAATCCTGTAGTTAAACAATCATCTAATCTAATGCCATAAATACTAAACATTACTATTCACTTCCTTTATATAATAATTTTTCATACATAGTGATTGCTTCATCTAAAGTCATATCATCATTTACATTTTGAAAATATCCTTTTTGTCTTAATTGTAATAATATAGATACTTCGTCAAAATAATCTTCTCCATCCCCATTTTCAGCAAATACTCTTAATAAATCTAATTCAAATTTAGTCATTATTCTTCACCACTTTCTTTTCAAATTCAATTTTGTAAATATTGCTTAATAAATTAAAACCTTTAGGTGATACCCAATGATAATGTGTTTTAATTTTATCCGTCACATACATATAACCCTCTTCGGCTAATTCGTCCATGAGTTCTAAATCATATTCATCACTAGTACAATAGAGATTATGGACATATTCAAATACCTTTTGATTTTTCTTCATTTTTCGAGGGTCAAAGAATATTGCCCTACACAATATGTTTATTTTTTCCACAAAGTCTTTCATCATAATATCTATTTCAAAATTTGATAGATTTAATTTTTTCCAATTCAAAGGAACACCGCAATAATGACACGTTTCCCAACTTTGAAATACTTGTTTATGACAATTACGACAGTAATAGTTTTCACCACCCTCATAATTTAATTTTTGAACTATCGGTTTCATTTTTCATACACCACTCTTTCCAACTATCAGGATGCCAAGTTGTTCCACACCTAATCACTCCACAAGGATAAGCATGAGCCAACTCTCCACACGCTTTATCAAATGCCTTTTCTAATTGGTCAACATACTTTTCTAATGCTTCTTGATACGCTTCATTATCAAATTCTTTCCATGCACCATAACTAAAGTTATATTGAATTATATAATCTTCTTTTTTAGGTCTAATCATTTTATTCACTCCCAATCTAATGCTTGTCCGCAACAAGGACAATAATTACCATGTATAGGAACGACTTTCTTACAATTAGGACATTTATAAAATGAAACGTATTCTCCATTATAGAGAAGCTTTTGAGGTGTTGCTCTTTCAACCAATTCTTTAAAATCTTCCATAGAATTAACCATTTCATCATGTGATGGTCTATAACCATCTTCTCTTTCTTCACCGCACATTAAATGTAAAATTGTTTCAATTACATCAAACGCTTCTTGATATTTATTCATCTAACCACCCCTTTTCTTCAAATATCTTTAACACTTCTCTAGGTGTCATTCCATTTGTATTTTTTGAATTAATAGCGTTATAAATGCGTTTACAATGTAATACATTTCCAAAACCAACGCTTTTATTGTAATTGTCTATAATGATGTATCTTTCATCAATTCCTAGAAAGATTAAGCAATCATCAAACATAATATCTAAAAATATTAATAAATTTACTTCTTGATCTATCGTTGCTTCCATCACTATTCCTCCACTTCAATTCCATAGAATGATAATAGCGAATAGACACGAGCTATTATTCCTTTTGAATAATAGCCAAATCTACTCATGCAAGTATCAATCATTGTTACAATATCTACATTGCAAATTTTGTAATAGCCTACAGGTCTTATACTGTTTAATGCCAATGAATAGAAATCGCTATCATTGCTTTTTTTATATTTTCTTAATAATCTAATAACTTCTTCTACTTCACTTTTTTTAACTTTAACTGTTTTCATATTTCTTTATCCTTTCTACTATTTGAAGCATTTTATTTAATCTTCTTTATCATCTTTTCATATCTTCCGTTATGTCCTGTAATCTCAAAACCACGCTCTTTAAACATTTTAATTGCTATTGGATTTCTTGAAATTAATCTTATATCTTTTTCAGTTACATCATTAACGATATGATCTAAAATTTCTTTGCCAATACCTTTATTTCTATATTCTTCTAACACTAGAAAGTTATCTAACATAGAATATTTTTCATAATCTTCTAATGAAGCAAAGCCACAAATTTTACCCTCTTTATTGAAATAGATATACCATAACATATCTTCATTGCTATAAAGTTGACAATCCATTTCTTTTATAAATTTTCTATTTGCAAAGAATTTCCCCATTAGAAAGAAGAAATTATATTCTTTTTCACTCATTATTTTTATCATTCTTCTACATCTCCATATATATTCCATTCTTTTCTTTTTTTCTTCATTCGTTCTAAATATTGATTATAGGCACTTTGTTTTGTTGGACTAAATCCAAGACCTTTACACCAATAATCATTTCTTAATAACGTTTGGCATATTCTTCTCCATGATGGAACATCATTTTGTTTTTCCATTTGTTTGTCTACTTCATCAGGTATTCCATCAACATAACCTCTATTCATATACCATTTAATATAAACAGCTATTTTTGATTTATAATGTTCCGCCGTTTTCTTTGGCATTGTATCTAATAAGAAATTAGAGAAACTTTGCCATGTATGACCTTTAGGTAATGTAATACTTCTATTCCCTAGAATGTTTCCATTATCTCTTGAATAAAGGCTACCACTATTCGCTCCATTAACTCTTAAAACCATCTTTCCCCATGTTTCAGGCTCTATAATTTGATACAACCATAAACTTCTTCTTGTTGTATCTCCAAAAGGTTCATCAACCCTCATTTGATGTAATGTTAATCCAGCTTGAAAGAAACGATCATACAATTTATTATATGGTTTCTTTGTCTTTCCAAAGTATTTCCAATCATCTTCAGCACTCCAATCATAGATAGGGTAAACGTTATAAACATTATCAGTTACACAAGTAGTAAACATTTTATTTTGATACTTGTTTTTCTTTTTGTTTGTTAATGCTCTATATCGGTTTAAGCTTTCTCTTGTTCTAATTCCTACAAAACAAGCTGTACTTTTTCCCTCTCCATACCATTCACCAAACAATGGAACAAATTCCTCAAACGTGATTTTATAATAGTAAAATGGGAAATAGTTTTCATCAGTAATTGCTATTTTAGGTGGTTTTCTAGTCCATAGATTTTCTTTTGCTTTATCCCATGAAATCCATTCAGGCTCATACATACTACAAGCATTATCGGTTAATAGCGGTAATGCCACCCAATAAGGAACAATATAATCTTTATACATATCATAGATATGTTGTACGTGTTCAATAGTTAATTTATATTGGATTTCCCAATCAATAAATAGCAACGCTACCTTTCTATTTCTTTTTTTTGCTTCTTCCATGACTAGGTGTGTCATTACTGTACTATCTTTTCCCCCACTAAAGGAAATACATATCTTTTCAAAATTATCAAATGCCCATTTAATTCTTTCTTTTGAAGCTGTTAATACATCAATACCTAAATATCTTCTATTGTCCAAAGTGTTCAACCTCCCATTCTTCAATTAATTTTCTTGCTATTTCATTAGCTTTTTGTTGTTGTTCTTCACTTAATAAATGCCATGCTTTTTTAGTTTCATCTTGCTTTATTCCACCATACAAACAACAAGCACATTGACCAAGCCATGCAATCCTATTCATAGATTTATTGGTTAATCTATATTCACAAGCATATTTCCATTGATCAATAACCAATTTCATATATTTATAACAAGTCTTTTCATTACCTAAACACTCAACAACTTTCAATAGTCTTTCTTCTTCATCAATACCATTTATTTTACTTTTCAATGGTGTTTCATACATTCTATGCAAATAGTCCTCCCATAACCAATATGGGTGATATATTCTATTCATCTTCATTTATTAACTCTTCTTCCTCTAAATCACATTCCCAAGCTTCATTAAAATCTTTATCCGCAAACATTTCGGCAAGTCCTGTAATTTGTGCTAGTCTTAAAACTTCGTCAGCGTCCATACCTAATTTTTTAGCTATCTTTTCATTGCTCCAATTTCTCTTTCTTAAATCAAGAACAATGTCGCTCATTGCTTCTACTTGGTGTTTTCCTCTTGCTCTATTGTGTCTAATTGTACTTGCTATTCTTTGCCCCTTGTCAGCTACATCTTCATTAATAACTACAACTGGCAAATAACCTTTAATTCTTTCATTAATATCTTTGTATTCCTTACCAACCCTGTTTCTATGGAAACCATCAACAACTTCATATTTTCCGTCATGTTGATAAACTACTATAGGTTGTGTATATCCATCTTCTTTAATTGATGTATGCAACAATTCCATTTCAGGAGGTGCTACATGGTTAGGGTTATATTCATTTGCTACTACTTCATCACTTTTAACCCAAATAACACAATCAACAGGCTCTTTTACAAATGGACTAATCTTTTTAATTCCTTTCTTTAATTCATTGATTTCTTTAACCTTATCTTCAATAGGTAATTGATCAATCCTTTCAAGTTCTTTTTTTAATGTTTCATTCATAAATCATTACAACAATTTCTTTAAATTGTTTTCTCCTTTCTTATCTATCTCTTTTTTTATTTCATTTAATAAGTTTGATTTCTTATTTAATGAACTTTGTATCATTTTTTCTAACCCAACATTGCACCACAAGTTATAATAATTAACATCATAATTTTGACCTATTCTATATATTCTTGCTTCAGCTTGTATTCTTTGGGAATAATCAAAGCAATGTTCAGCAAATATAATATTTCTACAAAATTGAAGATTTAAACCATATGAACCACAACCATAAGTGATATATAACTCTTTAAAATCACCTCTTTCAAATTTATCTATCACTTGTTTTCTTTCCTTTGTGTTCATATCTCCTACAATTTTATTTGCTCCTGCTGGTATGCTATCAAGATATTTAACAAATATAATAACTTGATCGTTTATTTGTCCTAACAACTCTTTTAGCATTTCTTCTTTATACGTTGTATAGAATTGTTGTAGCTTTGTTGTTAATACAAAGAAATCTATATTTGTTATGCACTCTAACAATTCATTTTTAAGGCTTGAATATTGAAACATATCAACATCATAGAAATAGTTATAATACATTTTCTTTGCTTCTATATCTAAATCACAATCAAAGATATAAGGCTCTATTAATGATATTAAATGTTCTATGTTGTGTTGCTTCTTAACCATGCCTTTCAATCTTCCTCTTATGTAATACTCACAATAAGTATTTTTGAATTGATTAAAAGACATTTTCAATATTTTAGGACTTAAAAATTCCATTTGCGCCCATAGATCAATAACATTCTTTGTTATTGGTGTTCCGTTCAATATCAACTTATATTGAGCATATCCACCAAATTCTATTATTCTTCTTGTACGCTTTGCATTGATATTTTTTATTTTCAGGCTTTCATCAACAACTATAAATGTTTTGCTTGTAGCAACCTTTTTCAAGATTTCTAAATAAGTTCTATCACTAGAGCCTATTGTTTCACATCCTACAACATCTATTTTCATTGCTGGATACCATTTATCACGCTCCTTTATAATTTCGTTCTTAATAGAGAACGGACATATCCAAAGAATATAATCAATTTTATTTGATTTAGAATTGATTAAATCTAATGCTACTTTGGTTTTGCCTGTTCCCATTTCCATAAATAACGCTCCAACTTTTAACCTTGATAATTTATCAAAGGCTAATTGCTGGTTTTTTAATTTGCTGTATCCCATAAAGGCTTTAAATTCCCTTTATAATTTAGATACATCTTTTCTTGACGAGTATCATATTTTGTTAAAACGTGAATTTGTTCATTACCTATAAATTCATTATCATTAGTATAATAAGAACCATGTTTAATTTTCCCATCATTTACATAATGACAAGTTTCAAACTCTCCACGATCTAACATTTCTAACGCTTGATTTTTTAATGCTTCAATTTCTTTTAATGATGGAATTCTATAATTCCACTCTCTTTCTAAAAATATATCTCCATTATCAGCAACCCATACTTTTTTAACCTGTAACATTCTTCTTTCCTCCTAATCTAATAAATCTTGTTCAACCTCTACTTTTTCAACTTCCATATGTTGAGGTTTATATGTTTCATATTCATTCTTAAAAGTCTTTTCTTTAATGTTTTCATTCATCACCTCAAAGGCTTTTTCAAATTCTTCTACGCTAATTTCTATTTCTTTGATAATGTCATATTTATTATATTTTCCATTACCATATTTAATTAGCTTGAAAGTGAAATCATTTGTGTACCCTATTGATACACTGTTTTTATTTCTTCCTTTTCTAACCAGCTTTGATGAATGCCAAAAGCAATAACCTTTATAATCGCTTTTGTTTGGCATTTTAATTAATACCACTTTAGCTGTTTCATGATCTATATTATTTTTTGATATGTTAATGTTTTTCCACATATTTATTATCCTTTCTTAAAGTGTTGTAAGTGTTATCGCTTCACTATTTAATTAATTTAGTGGTTTGATTTCATATAATTCTTTAAGTTCTTCTACAATAGCTTGATTTCCACCCTCTTCTTTAATTTCTTGTCTTGACATTGTTACATCTTCAATAATTTTTTGTTCAATACTTGAAACTCCATCTTCATAAATTACATCATACATTGATGTAACAATATATCTTACTGCTCCTGTAAATCCATTTACTTCTATATCTAATACATTTCTAATAAATTGTTTTTCCATTTTCATTTACCTCTCTATGTCTTTCTTATTACACTTATATTATATATGTATTACATATAAATGTCAATATTTTACAGTATCTTTTTTGATTTTTTTACAAAAAAGAGAACCCAATTAAGAGTTCTCATTTAGCTTTATTTGATTATTTGAACTCTATTTCCATTCCGTCCATCCATGAATTTATTTCGTATGGGTCATTCATGAAACTTTCTTTTGCTTCTTTAATTCTATTTTCAACCTTTTCTTTACCAAATAATTCAACCGCTTTTTTCTTTGAAATCTTTTTACCATTTAATTTAATAATTGTTTTCATGTTTTCCTATCTCCTTTAATGTTTATTATTTGAAGCACTAGGGGAATAAATCCCCTATGCTATTTTTTCTACTTGATCTACTCCAAACAATGAAGCACTTACTAGAATGAATTTACTTGTTTGTTCTTCATCTTCTTTTTCTTTCTTTTCTTTAACCTTTTTCCAAAGTTTTGTTTTAATGATTGCTTTAGAGCCTTTCTTAACTTGATAACCACTATATTTCCATTCTTGATATGTTTTATATGGTAATGCTCCAAATTTGATTATCATTTCTTCAACTTGTTCTTCCGTTAATAAATTATTTGTTACAACTTCATTTGCTACGATTTCTAAATTTGTCATATTGTTTTACCTCTTTCTTTATCTTATGTACTTATTATAATATATGTATTACACATAATCAAGTGTTTTGTTTACTATTTGAATACTTTTTTATAAAAAAAAAGAGACTGTAAATATACTGTCTCTTTTGAGTAGTAATTAACTTTTAATAATCCATAGATAAATTAGGCTTATAAAATATCCTCATTATTTAAAATATCATTTTGATATTCAAAACTATACGTTATTCTATTATTGCTTTTAGCATTACTTAAATGTTTATTTTTTAAACCATATCTATTAAAGTTATCCATACTTGATTTCATTCTACCATGTCTAACTAACTTCCATTGTGGTTTTTTCTTTAAAGCATAAACTAAACTTGGTGTAGTAGTGGTAAGATTTAGATTTTGTCCTCTAACTATTATCATTTTAGCTACTTCATTTATAAATTTAGTACCTATTCCAATGCCTTGATAATCAGGAAGAACTACAAGCCTATGAACTCTTTTCCAACCTTTTCTCATTGGAAATTGAATTATGCCTGTATGACAAACGATTTCATCATTAATTATCCCTACATATTGCTCACTAGCGTTATGTAAATCAGTATTTAAATAATGATACTTTCTAAAAATTTCCCATATTTGCTTTTTATATTTTTTGTCAACCCTATATATTTCAAGTTCGAGTTTGGGGCGGTTGTACTTTCCCTTTGTATAAAAAACTTTTTTCGTCCGTATCATATATCCAATCAGGCTCTAACCAATCTATAATATCTTTATGACAAGCTACAGCTACAAATTTTTTTTTATTCTTTTTAACTGCTTTACTAATTGCATAACTACTTGTCTTTGCGACCTCTCTATTAACTACACTTGTAAATTCATCAAATACAATTATTTCTCTATCTTCTAACAATGATCTTGCTAAATCTACACGCATTTTTTCGCCATTGCTTAAAACATCATAAGGCTTTAACCAACTAGGAGGACTTGCAAAGCCTACACTAGTAAATGTCATTTCAATATCTTTAATTGATTTATTTTTTGGCATATCATCAATAACACTTTTTTGGTTATACTCAAAATGTTTAATGTAATGTTGAGGAAATATTTCTTTTGCTATAGTGCTTTTTCCTGTTCCACTTCCTCCTACAATTAAACCAACATTCCAATCTTTATTTTCTATATCAATATTGCCTTGAAAGTGTTCGTTAATATGTTCTACATCTAAATCAAAAGCGCCAACAATGGAACTAACTCTAAAAGTCATATTAGGGTTTACTTCTTTTATAATGTCAAAACTCGGCATATATACCCCTCCCCAACTAATTTTTCATACACTTGTTCTTGTTCCATTTCATTAGCACATTCTACAATTACCTCATATGTTTCTAAATCATCATTTGATAAATCTTTCTTTTCCTTTTTTGGCTTTTCCTCATATCCAAAGTCTTTTAAAGAAAAATCAAAATTTTGCATATCTATAGTATCAATATTTCTTAATTCTTCTTCTAATAAATCAAAATTAAAATCACTATTCATTGTGAGTTTATTATGAACAAGCCTGTACGCTTTCTTTTGATCGTCATTTAAATGGTCTAACCTAATACATTCAACTTGCTCATAACCTAACTCTTTTAAAGCTTCATATCTTCCATGCCCCTCAATTATTATATTGTTTTCATCAATCGCTATAGGGTCATTATTATTAAAATCAATGATTGATTTCTTTATTTGCTCAATTTGTTCTTTTGGGTGTTCCTTTGCATTGTTCCCATAGGGTACTAAATCGTGAATATTAACAATTTCTATTTCCAATAAAGACAACTCCTGTATTATTTCAAATCATTTTTACGATAATTTGAGTTTGTTTCTTTTAGTTGCTTTTCAACTTCCTTTATTTCTTGGTAATAATCATCTATTGTTACTAATTCATCTATACCTTTCATTAGACACCTCTATGTTTATTTTATCAAACAAAGTTTACTATTTGAATATCTAAAATCATAACACTTTTTTTCATTTTCTAGCGTACTCCTTAAATTCTTCTTCTTTTTCCTTTCTAAATTTTGTTACTTTTTCAGGCTTTAAATTAGGGTATAACTCAAACACCTTTCTTCTACAACGTGTCACGCTTTCAAAAGATGGAAAGCCTAATTCTTTATGATTTAGCATTACATAAGAAAATCTATCCATGATTGCTACATTCTCATTTATTGACCTGCATACATGAAAATATAGCTTGAAATCATCACTCCTTGTTTCTTCAAAGCGTGTTAATACTAATAATACTTTATTTTGTAGTTCTCCAAATTCCATAGCTATTACCTCACTGTTTCTCTTCTTCTTGCTGTTTTAATATTTCTTCATGTTCTTCAATTTGTTCATCAATTATTTTCAAAAGCTCATTAGCTTGTTTAAAAAGCCTTTTGAACTCTAAATAGTTTTTAATATTTATATATATTTTTGTGATACATACACCAATCACTACACCTATAATTATATTCATGTTATCCATCCTATTTTACTATTTGAAGCATTAATCATATTTTGATAATACGTTTAATGCTTCATCTAATTCTTTTTTTGTTTCTTCAATGTCTTTGCCTGTTAATGTTTTATACTGTTTCGCTGTTTCTTGCGCTTGATCTAATTGATTACATTTTAATTGTACTTCATACATCTTTAAAAGCTTACTTGTTTTATCTTCTAAAGTTTCTTCTTTTGGTTTAGGTTTCTCATTCAACCAATTAGGCTCTATTTCTTTTCTAGCTGTTTTATAGCCTTGCTCATTGTACCAATTTAAAACCCAACCCCTTAATACAAGATTATGATTTTTGTATCGTTTACCGCTAGTTTCTATGTATTCATCTAGCTTTTTAATTAATTCATCATAGAAATTAAAATCTTTCTTTAAACGCTCAAATTCATCATCAGTTAATAACACGTGTTGAAACTCTCCGTGTTTATGTTTTTGAGGTTTAATTTTTTTAGGTTTAGAGGGAGTGGGTGTAAGAATATCATGTTCATTTGATGTACTTTTGTTGTACATTTGTACATTATTTTCTTTATCTATATCTTTAATATCTTTATCTCTAATATCTAAACTCTTATCTCTATTCTCTTGTATTACATTGTGGTTTACACCATTGTTACATTGTAACGCTTTTTTTTGTGTTTCTTGCTTTGCTCTCCATTCCCTAACACGTTTAGCACTTGATGTTTCACTTCCTACCATTTCATCATAATTAGCAATCATCAAACGGTCATTTTCATTAAGATAAATTAACCCTAATTTCTTATACAATTCCAAAGCAACAACAACAGTATCATAATCAAAATATTTAGTATCTCTTACGATCTTATCTACATCATAGGGTACAATCATTTCACCTATTCTATTTTCTAGCTTTCCGTTTGTATTTGCTGTATTAAGGCATAGCATTTGATACAAAACAACGTACTCACAACCATTTTTTTGAGATAGTAGAAAATCAATTTCATCTTGATTGAAGAAATTGGTTTTTAACTTTATCCAATAATACCTCTTACTACTCATTCTATTTCTCCTTTACTTTAGAATACTTTGAAACATATTCTTTTATTGCTTCGTGCATGATAAACCATAATGATTTACCACTTTCTTTTTTGAAATCGTCCATCATTCTTTTTGTTTCATTTTTAATCATGATGGTTGAATAATCTTCTCTTGCCATTTTGCGCTCCTTTCTTACTAGGTGGTATTTTCTAGTATTTTACATTAAAATTATAATACAATAATTATTCAATCTCAATAACTATTGTATTATTTGTTTACTATTTGAATACTATTAGTCATTTTCAATTATAGTTACTTCAATGTGTGGATTTTCTTTATCAATATATACATTCTCTTTTACTACTTCATCAAAATATTTTTGTCCATCACCTTTTAATATTTTTGCTTTAACTAATCCATCAAGAATAAATTTTTTAGCACTTAATACGTTATCTATATCCCTACGCTCATTCTTCTCATACCAATCAATTTTTAATTTAATAGGATATTTAGTTATTGGCTTTAGTTTATATAGCCTAGCATAATATATAACTATGGTTTCATTATCTTTCTTGATTTTTGCACCTTTATATTTATTAGTCCTATTTGCTAAAATAACCTCGTTCAATCCATCTAATCGACCTTTAATAATAAACTTTTGCATACTACACCTCTTAATACGTTTTATTTATTGCTTATTTTAATCATATAAAGAGATTTTTATATATTTAGATAGTTAATCGTGTTTTTATAAAAACCTCTTAAAATCGAAAATATGAGCATTTTATAAATAGTTCTTGTGAAATATTTTCATAAATGTTTCATGATCATATTTTTCTTCAAAAGCCTTTTGCATTTCTCTTTTTAGTTTTAAATCTAATTCTCTATTGAAGTGAACCCCATAAGATGAAGCGTTATGATAATCAGCACGTAAAGGAACACAACAACCCCATTCAATAGATTTCTTTCTATTTGCATTGCCATAGAAAACTTCATGAATGTGTATATTTTGGGTGCTACCTGTTATATAGCATTTATTCATGTTGTCGGTTAATAGGCTAAATCTCTTTTTCATTAGTAACCTCGCTTAATCTATTAATATTAATCTTTTAGACATTATTTCAATTGCTTCTTTTGGTTTAAATGCGCTAATAAATAACATTGCTTTGCTTTTTTTATGCCTTACTAAATACAACATATTTTCACAATAATAATATTCATATTCTTTATAATATCCTTGTGGACAATCTTTAAAATTTATATTTCCATTCCACAAAGATTTATCTAATTCATGTAATAATTTATCTATATTACTCATTTAAAAATCACCTCTCTTAAATTGGTTAATTTTGCATTAATTAATCTTCTTACTTCTTTTTCATTCATTGCTTCCTTATCACATTTATAAATTTTACATATATATGGTCTATCTTCATAAATAGAGCATTTGTTTTGATCGTTTAAAAATGGGCAAGTCATATCATATTTAGCGTTATACAATATATGATAATGAGGTTTTAATTTTCTTTTCTTAACGATTTCTCTTAAATGCCTAATTTCAGCTTTTGTTAAAGGTAATAAATTTGAGCAACACGCTCCACATTTTGAACACTTACCTTTACACGTGAAATCAATACTTTCTTGTAATCTTATTTCCATTTCCTTTACCTCTAATATTCATCATCAATAGGTATATCCAGTTCATGACACCATGACATAGCTTTATCAATTAACATTGTCATTTCTTTAGTGTCAAATTTAGACGAACCATAGAACACTTTATAAATGATAAATTTCTTTCCATTGTGATATTCAGGTCTTACAACCTTAACCGCCCTAAATGTCCTTTTTAATTCATCTTCAATAGCTTCTATTCCCATGATGTACTCATATTTTGCGTTTGTATCTTCTAATAATAAAATGTATATTTCCATTTCATCTTGATTTAATTTATTAGAAATAAGTCCAACCATTTTCCAAAAGAGCCTATTTTGGTTGAGACTTCTTTTACTTCTTGGCTTTGTTATTTCTAATTGGTATATATCTTTGTTTAGTTCATCAAATCTCTTTTTACTTGCATAATCTTTAATGGTAAACGTGACTTCTAAATCACCATTTTCATTAATTAGCTTTCTTGTATAATCAGCTTGAATTTTAATCATTTAACTACCCAATATATAAAATATAAAATGGTAACCTATAAGTAAAATAACGATTTCTTTTAAAGTAAATGAACTAATAAAAAAATGATATATTCCAACCAATAATGCAAAAATAATTAAAACAATCAATTCTTTTATAATAAATCTTGTTAAATGTGGGTGGTGTACTATCCACAATTTTAATCTTCTCATATGTCCTCCTTTTGAATTAATAGAGATTTACAATGTATGCAAACCTCTATTAATATTTACTATTTGAAGCATTTTATTTAAAATGGTAAATCTTCATCCATAATATTGAAAGATTGATCAAAAGGGTTATTTTCTACTTGTTGAGGTTGAGCGTTATTTTCTTGGTTTCTTGTATTGATAAAATCAACTTGTTCACATACAACTTCCGTAACATACACTCTTTGACCTTGTGCGTTATCGTATGATCTACTTTGTAAATGTCCTACAACTCCAACTTTTGAACCTTTAGAGCAATATTGCGCTGTACTTTCAGCAATCTTACCCCATACAACACATGAAATATAATCGGCTTGTTGTCCGTCACTTGATTGTTGAATTCTATTTAATGCAAGAGTGAAAGAAGCTACAGGGTTTCCGTTTGCTGTTCTTCTTAATTCAGGGTCTCTTGTCATATTCCCCACCATTACTACTTTATTTATTGACATTTTGTTTCTCCTTTAACTTAATCATTTCATTTAATACTTTTAGATAATTGTATTTTTCGCTATCCGTCATGATATTAATGTCATGTAAATTATTGTTGTATTTATTAATAAAATCAATTGAGCCTTTACTATTAATATCAACACCTAATTCTTTTAATTTTTTCAAGCAATTATCAATGTTAGCCATCAAATTAGCTTGTTCAAAGCCTTGTTGTTGTGGTTGTTGCTTTGGTTGTGTATTTCCTTGCTTTTGGTTGCTTTGTTGATGTACTTCATTTGTATCAAAGTCTTTTGTATCATCAATGTTAAACAATCCATTCAAAGCATATTTACGAGCGTATGAACTTGTTGCTCCTGTTACTTGGCTATCGTCCATTCCCTTTTTAGCTTGACTTTCTCTTGCAAAAGCATAAGCTTCGATATAATCGGTTGTTTCTTGATCGTACAATTTAGCCATTGCTTTAACATAGTATCTATCACCAATCATAACGATTTCATCATAGATAATTAATGTTGCTTTATATTTTGCGCATAGAGGTTTTAAGGCTTCTAAAATGTCCTCACAACTTCTATATTTATAATTCCCAAATTTATTAAATTGATTTTTTGGTGCTTTCAATTCATTTTGGATATGAGATAGTTTTGTATAAATATTTTCACTTTGAAAACTATCATTTATTTGTTCACTCATTTCTTTGCTAACATTTGGTGCTGTCATTTTATTCTTCCTCCACATTTTCAATGCCTTTAGCTTTATTTAATGCTATTGATTTTTCTTTTTCATACATTTCTTGTAATTCTTTTCTAAAATAAACTCTAAATTCATCAAGTGAAATATTATCAGGTATTTCATCACGTCTTAATTTTTTATTTAACCAATCATTATATGAAGTTACGTTATAAGTATCATTTTCTTCATCATACTTCGCTTTAACTTCTCTCCAGCTATATAAACACCTATCTAAAATTTTTTGTTTTCCTATACTAATCATTAAATAATCAATATGGTTTAATGTTTCACTATTTTCTTTTTCTTCCTTGATTGAATAAGGTTTTAAACGTTCAACCTCTTTTTCTAAATGGTCTACATAATCATATATATCTAAAATATCATTTACTAATTCTTGTCTTTTAATCATTTTCTTCTTTCTCCTTTTCTAATGTATAAATCTTATAATTTCTTCCTTTTTTAACTAGTCCTCTATTGTGCTTACTTGCCATTGATCTAAATGTAGGAACTTTATGCCCTAAAAATTCAGCACATTCTTTACACGTACCAACAAACATCATTTCATCATTGTGGTTATAAATTGCATACGTTTTCTTCATTATCCAAACCTTTCATTTTTCTATAGAAAGGACAATAAATATTAACGCTACAGTAATCATTACATCTTTTACATTCGCCTTTTCTTTCCTCAATATAATGTTTGTTGTCTAATCCTTTAGCTTCTATATACATTTCAGCTTGTTCTTTGCTATCACATACTTTTAAAGCTGTTTTTCTACCATCTTTTTTAACAGCGTATTTTGTAGGTGTTTCCCATCTTTCTTTAGGTGAACAAGGCTCTAATTTATCAGTGTCCGTATCTTCAGCTACGCTAATATCAATGAATTTTGATAAGATGAATTTTTCAATCTCTTCAAAGTCTTTTTCAGTAAATGTAAATTGTTTTTTATATACAGGTAGTTTAGGATAGTTTTTATCAGTTTTAGCCTTTGTTTTTGAATGGTCTTTTAAAATAGCCAC